GACGGTGGAATCGGTAGACATCCGCGAAGTTGAGGAAGGAGGCAAAGCATGTCAAAGGTAAACATCGCAAAGATCGCGAAGGATGTGGGTATCTGCAGTGATAACCTGGTCAGCATCTCAGAGAGCCTGATCAGTATTTCGGAGAAGGTAGCCACGGTGGCAAGGGTGATCGCGGAGATTGTATCTGAGTTCCAGGGTGAACAGGATAAGCCTGCGGTCGAAACAAAGGCAAAGAAGTCGGCACCGAAGCAGATCGAGGCAAAGGAAGAAAAGCCGGAACCGGTGAAGGGATATACCTTCACAGAGGTAAGGACATTTCTGGCTGACAAATCCAGAGCCGGCCATACAGCAGAGGTGAAGAAGATCCTTGCGGCACACGGAGCGGATAAGCTGTCTGATCTGGACAAGGCTGAGTACGCTGTCGTCATGGCGGAAGCGGAGGTGCTGGAGTAATGGGAAAGCACGCGTTTTTATCGGCATCATCGAGCCACAGATGGCTTGAATGCCCGCCTTCCGCAAAGCTGTGTTCAGAGCAGGAGGACAGGGCAAGTCCCTACGCACAGCAGGGTACCGACTGCCACGAACTGTGCGCCTATCTGGTAGAAAAGTCCCTTGGCAGGAATGCGGAGGATCCGACAGAGAATCTTACCTATTATGATCAGGAGATGCAGGATTGCGCTGAGAGTTACCGGGACTATGTGACGGAGCAGATCGAGGCGGCAAAGAAGCACTGTCCGGATCCGCAGATCCTGATCGAGCAGAGGCTGGATTTTTCCAGATGGGTCGAGAACGGCTTCGGCACCGGCGACTGCGTGATCGTTGCGGATGAGGTTCTGCAGATCATCGATTACAAGCATGGTCTGGGCGTCTTGGTATCCGCGGAGAAGAATCCGCAGATGATGTGTTACGCATTAGGCGCTCTGGAACTGTTCGATGGTCTGTATGACATCCGGGAGATCAGCATGACGATCTTTCAGCCGCGCCGGGAGAATGTCAGTACATACACCATGACGAAGGAAGAACTGCTTTCGTGGGCGGATGAAGTTCTGAAGCCTACGGCGGAACTGGCATACGAAGGTAAGGGCGAGTTCAAAGCCGGGGATCACTGCCAGTTCTGCAAAGTGAAGGCGACCTGCAGGAAGCGGGCGGAGTACAATCTGGAACTTGCCAGATATGACTTCGAGATGCCGGCGACTTTGGAAGATACCGAGATCGCGGCTATCCTTCCGAGGATCGACAGTCTGACGGCATGGGCGGCTGACCTGAAGGAATACGCTCTGCAGCAGGCACTGTCCGGTACGCACTATGAAGGATTCAAGGTTGTGGAAGGCAGGTCGAACAGGAAATACAGTGATGAGGCGGCGGTCGCAACGGCAGCGGAGAGTGCCGGATATGATCCTTATGAGAAGAAGCTGCTTGGCATCACGGCAATGACAGCCCTTATGGGCAAGAAGAAGTTTGAGGAAGTGCTTGGCTCTTATATCACGAAGCCTCAGGGCAAGCCGGCGCTTGTGCCGGAATCGGATAAGAGGCCGGCAATCAATACAGCATATGAAGATTTCAGTGAAAATTAAGGAGGAAAATCACTATGAGTAAGTTTGTTAATCCCACAAAGGTAATCACCGGAGTAAACACCAGATGGAGCTATGTCAACGCATGGGAGCCGAAGTCGATCAACGGCGGAGCGCCTAAGTATTCGGTATCCCTGATCATCCCGAAGTCTGACACCAAGACGATCGAGAAGATCCAGGCTGCCATTCAGGCGGCGTATGAGGAAGGACAGGGTAAGCTTAAGGGCAATGGAAAGTCCGTACCTGCGCTCTCTGTACTGAAGACTCCGCTCCGTGACGGTGACGCGGAAAGACCGGATGATGAGGCGTATGCCGATTCCTATTTCGTCAACGCCAACAGCGGCACGGCTCCGGGCATCGTGGATGCAGACAGGAATCCGATCATTGACCGTTCCGAGGTATATTCCGGCGTGTATGGCAGGGCATCCATCAATTTCTACGCTTTCAACAGTAACGGGAATAAGGGTATCGCCTGTGGCCTGAATAACCTTCAGAAGATCCGTGACGGGGAGCCTCTTGGCGGCAAGACCAGGGCAGAGGATGATTTCGCGACTGAGGATGATGACGATTTCCTGTCATGATCCGGGGAACTATAGGCAATGAATGAGTTTATGGGCGGTGGCGGAAGCTGCCGCCCGGAAAGGAAAAGATATGGACCAGACTGTTTATTCGCAGGTGCTTATCACCTGCACGACAATCAATGTGGTGATCATCATTTCAACGCTTACGATGTGGATCGGGACGAAAATCCATGACCGGCGTGAGAAGAAAAAGAAGGAACAGGAAGAAAAGTCAGAGTAATGAGGGCGGGCATCGGCGGCAAAAGCCGGTGCCTGTTTTCGGATTGGAGGACAGATGGAAACGATCAGTATTGATATTGAAACCTATTCCGGGAATGACCTGAATAAGTGCGGCGTGTACAAGTATGTTCAGCATCCGGATTTTGACATATTGCTGTTTGGCTATGCGGTGGACGGCGGAGAGGTCCATGTGATCGATCTGGCAGCAGGGGAAGAGATCCCGGAAGAGATCCTGGATGCGCTGTCGGATGAGGAAGTGACCAAATGGGCGTTCAACAGCAACTTTGAAAGAGTATGTCTGTCAGAGTGGCTGAGAAGGAACCATCCGGAGCATTTTGCTTCATATAGCGTGGAAGGCGATTCGGTTGGTGAGTATCTGGATCCGAGAGGATGGAAATGTTCCATGATATGGTCCGCGTATATGGGGCTGCCGTTATCCCTTTCTGGCGTGGGCGCGGTGCTGGGTCTGGAAGAGCAGAAGCTGAAGGAAGGCAAGGACTTGATCCGGTATTTCTGCGTTCCGTGTAAGCCGACCAAAAGCAACGGTGGAAGGACCAGGAACCTTCCGGAGCATGATCCGGAGAAGTGGGATCTGTTCAAGTTTTATAACCGGAGGGATGTGGAGGTGGAGCAGTCCATACAGAAGAAGCTGCATAATTTTACGGTGCCGGATTCTGTATGGGAAGAGTTCTGGCTGGATCAGGAGATCAATGACAGGGGCATCCTGCTTGATCTGACGCTGGTGAAAAATGCAATCGCCCTGGATGAGATATCGAAAGATAAGCTGTCGGATGCCATGAAGGATCTGACGGAACTGGAGAATCCGAACAGCGTGGCGCAGATGAAGCAGTGGCTGTCCGATCAGGGAGTCGAGGCGGTATCCCTTGGAAAGAAGGATGTGGCAAAGATGATCGCGGATGAGGATATTGACGAGGCTGTCACTGAGGCGTTAAGGCTCCGGCAGCAGCTGGCGAAGTCATCTGTGAAGAAATATCAGGCGATGCAGACCGCAGTATGCAATGACGGCAGGGCAAGAGGAATGTTCCAGTTCTACGGAGCCAACAGGTCAGGCAGATGGGCGGGACGCATCATACAGCTACAGAACCTTCCGCAGAACCATATGGACGATCTGGAACAGGCCAGAGGCCTTGTGCGGAATGGGGATTATGAAGCGCTTTCCATGCTTTATGATTCTGTCCCGAATGTGCTGTCGGAACTGATCAGAACGGCCTTTGTCGCAGGTGAAGGGAATAAGTTCTGTGTGGCGGATTTCTCCGCGATAGAGGCAAGGGTGCTGTCATGGCTTGCCGGGGAGCAGTGGAGGACGGATGTATTTGTGAACAACGGGGATATCTATTGTGCGTCTGCTTCGGCGATGTTCGGCGTCCCGGTGGAAAAGCATGGCCAGAATGCGGAACTGCGGCAGAAAGGCAAGATCGCTGAACTGGCTTTGGGTTATGGTGGCTCTGTCGGCGCTCTGAAATCGATGGGAGCAATCGAGATGGGACTTACGGAAGAGGAACTTCAGCCTCTGGTAGATTCCTGGCGGTCTGCGAATCCAAATATCGTGAGGTTCTGGTGGGATGTTGACCGGGCGGTGAAAAAGGCGGTGAAACAGAGGGAACCGTCAGAATTAAAAGGGATCCGCTTTGAATGCCGGAGCGGGATGCTGTTCATTACGCTGCCGTCCGGGAGAAGGCTTTCCTATGTGAAGCCAAGGATGGGTGAGAACCGGTTCGGCGGCGAGTCTGTGACTTATGAAGGCGTGGGCGGCACAAAGAAATGGGAACGGATCGAGAGTTACGGCCCGAAGTTTGTAGAGAATATCGTGCAGGCGATCTCCAGGGATATTCTCTGTTACGCCATGAGGACGCTTTCGCACTGCCGAATCTGCGCTCATGTACATGATGAACTGATCATTGAGATCAGGAAGGATGCTTCCCTTGCGGCAATCTGTGAACAGATGGGCAGGACGCCGCCCTGGGCAGAGGGTCTGGTCTTAAGAGCCGATGGGTATGAAACGCAGTTTTACAAAAAAGATTAGAAATTTTCGGGAGAGGGTAAAAATCCTCTCCTTTTTGTTGCCTGTGACTTGAAGGGAATAGGCCCTTCATAAATCTCATAACAAGGAGGGTAATTCATGAGTGAGTTACAGGTTTTCAACAATGCGGAATTTGGCTCTGTCCGTAGCCTTATGGTAAATGGTGAGCCGTATTTTGTCGGTAAGGATGTAGCCGATATTCTCGGGTACCAAAACGGTAGTCGAGATGTAAACAGGCATGTTGATGAAGAGGATCGTCAGAAGATCATGGTATTTGACGGCAATCAGGACAAGGAAACGATCATCATCAACGAGTCCGGTCTGTACAGCCTGATCCTTTCCAGCAAGCTTCCTTCCGCAAAGCGTTTTAAGAGATGGGTGACTTCCGAAGTCCTTCCGGCGATCAGGAAACATGGTGTATTCGTGATGGATGACATTGTGAACAACACGGATGCCCTGATCGAGGCACTTCAGGCTTTCAAGGCGGAGCGCCTGCAGAGGATGGCACTAGAGGAAGAGAACGCCGTACAGAAACAGCAGCTTGTGGAGATGAAGCCGAAAGCAAGCTACTACGATGTGGTGCTGAACAGCCCGGATCTGGTTTCTATCACGGAGATCGCGAAGGATTACGGTTGGAGCGCTCAGAAGATGAACGAGTACCTGCATGTCCACGGTATTCAGTTCAAGCAGGGCGGCAGGATATGGATCCTTTATCAGAAGTATGCGGAGATGGGGCTGACAAGCACAAAGACGCACACCTATCCGGATAATAATGGGACGATCCACACGAAAGTGCATACCTATTGGACGCAGAAGGGAAGGCTTTTCATATATGACCTGTTAAAGGGAAAAGGGATCCTTCCCATGATCGAACAGGAGGGATAAAGCGATGGTCAGTATGTATAACAGCGAGGGTTACAAGGATCCTGTGGTATACGAGGCACTGACCAGAGTTGAGGCGGAGGAGCGTGCAGCCAGGGCGGCTGCCGCTTACCGCCCTTTGGTCTATATATGCTCTCCGTATGCCGGGGATATTGAGAAGAATACCTACAGGGCAAGGGCGTTTTCCAGATTTGCGGTGGAGAAGAAATATATTCCGATCGCACCGCATCTTTTATGTCCGCAGTACCTGAATGAGGAAACGGAAAGATGGCTGGGGCTGAAAATGGGAATCGTGTTCATGGGAAAGTGCGAAGAGATCTGGGTATTCGGCGATGTGGTTTCCGAGGGCATGGCTACTGAGATCGACAAGGCAAAAAGGATGAGAAAGAAGATCCGGTATTTCACGGATGACCTGCAGGAGAAGGAGGGAATGGTTTGATGAAGATAGCGTATGGCAATTCCCGTATGGAGAAGAAATGGAAGAACAACGATATCTCCTGGGATGATTTCTGCAAAAGGGTCAGCACCACGCAGACCACTACGGAAACGGTCGAGGAATACAGGAAGATGACGAAGCCGCAGCAGGACAGCATCAAGGATGTGGGCGGTTTTGTCGGCGGTCACTTAAGGGGCGGCAGGAGAAAGACCGGAACGGTGCTTTGCCGTTCTATGCTGACGCTGGATATGGACCACGGTACGCCGGATGTCCTGGATGAACTGTCTATGTTCAATTCCCATGAGATGTGCATTTATTCCACGCACAAGCATACCCCGGAGGCTCCGAGGCTCAGGCTGATCATGCCGCTGAAAAGGGATGTTTCCGAAGATGAGTATCCGGCTCTTGCGAGGAAGGTGGCGCAGGAGATCGGCATGGATATGTTTGACGACACCACTTATCAGCCGCACAGGCTGATGTACTGGCCTTCCACTTCAAGCAACGGCGAGTATGTCTATAAGGTCATGGACGGCGATGTCCTGGATCCGGATTACTATCTGGGCCTTTATGACGACTGGCATGATGCTTCCACATGGCCGGTATCGTCCAGGGAGTCGGAGGCGGTGCAGAGGTCAGCAAAGCAGCAGGCGGATCCCCTGACAAAGACCGGAGTGGTCGGGGCGTTCTGCCGGACATATTCGATCAGGGAAGCGATAGAGAAATTTCTGCCGGATGTGTATGAGCCGTCAGCAATGGAAGGAAGGTATGACTATATACCGGCTGACAGTTCTGCAGGCGTGACCATCATTGATGAGAAGTTTTCCTATAGCTTCCACGCAACGGATCCGGCCTGCGGGCAGCTGCTGAATGCTTTTGATGTGGTGAGAGTCCATAAGTTCCCGGATGATGATCCGAAAAAGTCCTTCAATGCTATGGCGGAGTTTGCCGTGTCGGATGAACAGGTGAAGCTTCGCATCTTTGAAGAGAAGCAGCAGGCAGCGGCGGAGGAATTTGACGAAGAGGATCCGGATGGCTGGAAGAAGCAGCTGCAGTATGAGAAGCGGAGCATGGAACTGAAGAATAACCTCCACAATATCACGCTGATCATGCAGAACGATGAGAACCTGAAAGGCATTGTGTTCAACCAGTTGGCTGACGGTATGGAGATCAAGGGCAAAGTCCCGTGGTCGCATCCGGCGAAGTTCTGGCGGGATGCTGATGACGCACAGCTGATCTGTTATGTGGATGCGGCTTATGGGACATTTTCTGCCAGAAATTATGATATTGCGGTTGCGAAGGTCGTGGATGACCGGTCCTATCATCCGATCAGGGAGTTTTTCGAGTCCCTGCCGGAGTGGGACGGGATTGAGAGGGTGGATACGCTGCTCATCGATTATCTGGGAGCCGAGGATTCGCCTTATGTCAGGGCGGTCACGAGGAAGGAACTGTGTGCCGCTTATGTCCGTGTGCATAAGCCGGGAGTGAAGTTTGACACCATGATCGTCTTGAACGGAGATCAGGGGATCGGAAAAAGCACGCTGATCGCGAAGCTTGGCGGAGAGTGGTATTCCGACAGCCTAAACCTTTCGGATATGAACGACAAGACGGCGGCGGAGAAGCTGCAGGGTTACTGGATCATGGAGATCGGCGAACTTGCCGGCATGAAGAAGGCGGATCTGGACAAGGTGAAGGCTTTTATTTCCAGACAGGATGACAAATACAGGGCGAGTTTCGGCAGAAGGGTGACGCCGCATCCGAGGCAATGCGTGTTCTTTGGCACCACCAACAGCCAGAACGGGTATCTGAGGGACATTACCGGCAACAGGCGTTACTGGAATGTGAAGGTGCCGGGGAATGGAAAGCACAAGCCCTGGGAACTGGATGAGGATACCGTGAAGCAGATATGGGCGGAAACGGTCGTGTATGCCAAAGCCGGGGAGAAGCTGTATCTTCCGCCGGAATTAGAGGACTATGCCAAGGAAGAGCAGCGGGCGGCGATGGAGCGTGATGACCGGGAAGGACTGGTGCAGGAATATCTGGATATGATGCTTCCGGACAACTGGGATTCAATGGATGTCTATAAGCGCAGGGAATATGTGCGTGACGCAGATGATCCGATGCGCCCGATAGGCAGTGTCCGCAGGATGGAAGTTTCCAACATGGAGATCTGGTGTGAATGCTTCGGAAAGCCCAAAGAGGATATGAAGCCTTCGGACAGTTATGCCCTGTCAGCCATTATGGAGAGAATGGATGGTTGGAGCAAGACCGGGAAGGCGAGGGTGTTTCCCATCTACGGCAAGCAGAGGATATACAGGCGAGATGAGTAAATGAGGAACAGGCCATGGGAACGGAACAGAATCTTGTTCCGTTCCCAACGGGTTGTTCCGGGAAAAAGCCTTATTACAAGGGCGGTTTTGAAGGGAAATGGAACAGGATAACAAGATTTTCTTAATAGAACAAATAAATGGTGTTTTTGAAAGGAATCAGGTGCGCGTAACGCACATATATACGCGCGTAAAGGATTTTCTGTGCCGTTGTTCCATGACGGAGGACATATGAGAGAAAAAACAGTAGAGCAGAAACTTGTGAGGGCGGTGAAAGAGGCAGGTGGTATCTGCCCGAAGTGGGTAGCACCGGGATTCGATGGGATGCCGGACAGGATCGTGCTTTTACCGGATGGGAGGATGGGATTTGTGGAAGTAAAGGCTCCGGGGAAGAAGGCGAGGCCATTGCAAAGGTCAAGGCATGAACTGCTGAGGTCTTTGGGGTTCAGAGTGTATGTGCTGGACAACCCGGAGCAGATTGGAGGGATCATTGATGAGATACGAACCACATGATTACCAGGTCTATGCCGCGGAGTATATCAAGCAGCATGATGTGGCGGCGGTGTTATTGGAATGCGGGCTTGGGAAGACTTCCATCACGCTGACCGCGATAAATGACCTGATGTTTGACAGCTTCGAGATCCATAAGGTGCTTGTGATAGCACCGATCAGGGTAGCGAAGATGAGCTGGCCGGACGAGATCGAGAAATGGGACCATATTTCCGACCTGAGATACAGCGTGGCGGTCGGAACCGAGGCCGAGAGGATAAAAGCGCTGGAAACGCCGGCAGACATTTATCTGATCAATCGGGAGAATGTGCAGTGGCTTATAGAAAAGAGCGGCCTGCCGTTTGACTACGATATGGTGGTCGTGGATGAGCTGTCATCTTTCAAGAACTGGCAGGCGAAGAGGTTTAAGGCACTGATGAAGGTAAGACCGAGGGTGAAAAGGGTCGTGGGGCTGACCGGAACGCCTTCTTCTAACGGGCTTATGGATCTGTTTGCAGAATATAAGATCCTGGACATGGGGCAGCGGCTTGGAAGGTTTATCGGGCAGTACAGGAACACCTATTTCAAGCCGGATAAAACAAACGGGCATATCGTGTACAGCTATAAGCTTCTGCCGGGAGCGGAGGATGCCATTTATGACAGGATTTCCGATATCACGATCTCCATGAAGTCGGCTGACCACATCAAAATGCCGGAACTGGTCAATTCGAGGTATATGGTGCGTCTGGATAAAAAAGAGTACCTGAAATATGTGCGGATGAGCCAGGATCTTCTGCTGAAGCTGCCGAAGGGAGAAGTGACAGCTGCGAACGCTGCGGCATTGTCCGGGAAGCTGACACAGATGGCGAACGGCGCAGTTTATTCCGATGATGGGGATTATGAGAAGATCCATGACCGGAAACTGGATGCCCTGGAAGATATTATCGAGTCAGCGAACGGAAAGCCGGTGCTTGTGGCGTACTGGTATCAGCATGACCTTGACCGTATACAGGAAAGGCTCACGGAACTGAAGGTGGATTATGCCAGACTGGATAAAGAGCAGAATATCCGCAGGTGGAATGATGGCGATGTCCCTGTGGGACTTATCCATCCGGCATCTGCAGGTCACGGACTCAATTTACAGAGCGGCGGGAATATCCTTGTATGGTTCGGGCTTACATGGAGCCTGGAACTGTATCAGCAGACGGTGGCGAGGCTTTGGAGGCAGGGGCAGGAAAATACCGTGTCAGTGATCCATATCATAGCGGCAAAGACAATCGATGAGCGGATCATGAATGCTCTGGAAACAAAAGACCATACACAGTCGGCATTGATCGAAGCCGTGAAAGCGGAGGTAGGTGCCTATGGCGGGAAATAAGAATCTGGCGGAGGATCCGTATGAGCGATTGGCGAACGCCATTATCCTTCAGGCTGTTTCCGATTACAGGACAGCTTTGAAGAAGATCAAGGCTCATCCGAAGAACCGGCAGGCAATAGATGAGGCTTTGGAGATCGAGAGGTTTTTCCGTTCCGGCTGGTATCAGCAGCTTACATCCGTGGACGGGGAATACCTGATCAGAAGGCTTCAGGAAGAGATAAGACAATCAAAGTCAATCAGAGTCAAAAGATGCCAATCCGAGGGAAACAAAAATACTCTATCGGAGGTAGCTTATGAACAAAAAACAGAACGCCGCAAAGAAGTATCTGTCCCAGGCTTTCGGACTGAACCAGAGGATTGAGAGCAAGATCGATCAGATAGCGGCCTTGAATGATCTGGCCACCAAGGCAACGGTGACATATTCGGATATGCCGAAGAGCCCGAACAGGGATGGATCCAGAATGGAAGACGCCATTATCAAGATCATCGATCTGGAATCCGAAATCAATAAGGACATGATGAAGCTGGTGGAACTGAAGAAGGATATCATCCGCAGGGTCAAAGCTGTGGAGAGTGCTGAACTTCAAACTATACTGGAACTCAGATATCTGTCTTATATGAGATGGGAAGAGATCGCCATTGAACTTGGATACGGGATCGATAATGTCTATTACCTGCATAGAAAAGCTTTGGATGAGATTGAGATTCCGGAAACTTTACAGTAAATTCAAGTACATTCCAGTAAGCCTATGTGATAATGTTAAACTGGCAAAAGCGAAAGATGAGGAAGCCGTTGTGGGAGATTCTGCAGCGGCTTTTTCTGTGGAAGAAAGAAGGTGGACAGATGCCGAGAAAACCGAGGAAGCCGTGTGCTTATCCGGGCTGTCCCAACCTTACGGAAGGGAGATACTGTCCGGAACACCAGAGCAAGGTGAACAGTGAGTATGAGAAATATGGGAGAGATCCCCGGACAAAGAAGCGTTACGGAAGAGCGTGGAAAAGGATCCGCGATAAGTATGTGCAGGAGCATCCGTTCTGTGAGCTGTGCTTCCAGCGTGGAGTGATCGTTCCTGTGGAAGAGGTTCATCATAAGAAGCCGTTGAGTGAAGGTGGCACGCACGATAGGAGCAATCTGATCGCGCTGTGCAAGTCGTGTCATTCGCGCATACATGCAGAAAGGGGAGACCGATGGGGAAAGCACCCGGAGGGGGAGTGAAAATCCCCACGCGTATGTTTCCCAGGGAACGGCGCGGGGGTCACACGCACAAAAACAAGAAATCAAACGGGGTATTACCCCGGCAGGGAATTGAGGTGAAGGAAAATGGCCAAAGACGGGACTATGCGCGGCGGCGCAAGGGTCGGTTCCGGCAGGAAGTCCAAAGCCCTGACGGAAAAGATCGACAGCGGGCTTGCGGCAACGGTCATCGACCTTCCGGAGCCTGCGGAGATAAGCGGCGAGGATGTGCCGCCGGTGAAGGACTTCTTAAAGGCTGCTCAGAAGAGCGGCATTGACCTTTGCGCGGAGGATGTGTTCAAGTCAACCTTCCTCTGGCTTAAGGAAAGAGGCTGTGACCGGTTGGTGAACACGCAGCTGATCGAACAGTACGCAATGATGGTATCCAGATGGGTACAGTGTGAGACCTGCATATCGGAATACGGATTTCTGGCGAAGCATCCGACCACGGGAGCGGCAATCACTTCTCCATATGTGACGATGAGCCAGAATTATTTGAAGCAGGTGAACCAGTGCTGGTATCAGATCTATCAGATCGTGAAGGAAAACTGCTCCGTAGAGTACGGAGGGGCGAATCCGCATGATGATTTGATGGAAAGACTGTTATCAGCGCGGAAGAAATAGGAGGGTTTTGATGAAATATGTGAAGAAAAAGTTGTCAGAACTGAAGCCTTACGAGAACAATCCGAGGATAAATGATGAGGCGGTGGACGATGTTGCGGAGAGCATAAAGCAGTGTTCTTACATCGCACCGATCATCATTGACGAGGATGGCGTGATTCTGGCAGGGCATACCAGATATAAAGCACTGAAGAAGCTGGGATATAAGGAATGCGAGGTTGTCATCGCTTCTGATCTGACAGAGGAACAGAAGAAAAAATACCGTCTGTATGATAACAAGACGGCGGAGATGGCTTCCTGGGACCAGAAGAAGCTTTCTGCGGAACTGTGTGATGTGGATTTTCAGGGATATGATTTCGGACAGCCTGAGATGGCGCTTCCGGATGAAGCTGAAGAGGACGGTCCGAAGATGATGACCTGTCCGTGCTGCGGGGAGGTGTTCGAGGTATGAAGCTGGAAAGACTGAAACTTGCGGACATTGAGCCATACAAGAATAATCCGCGTAAGAATGATGATGCGGTAAACGCTGTTGCGGAGAGCATCCGCCAGTGCAGTTATATCACGCCGATCATCGTGGATGAGGATCATGTGATCATAGCAGGCCATACCAGATACAAGGCGCTTGTCGCTCTTGGTATGGACGATGTGGAATGCCTGATCTGTGACGGACTGACCGAGGAACAGAAAAAGAAATACAGATTCCTTGATAATAAGACCGGCGAAAAGGCTACATGGGATCTGATGAAGTTGGAAATTGAACTGGAAGGACTTGATCTTGAAGGGTTCGACTTTTTTGGTATGGCGGAAGACCTGCCGGTGGACGGTGATGGAAGCGGCAGTTCCGAAAAGGAACTGACCGGCACCACGGAAATAGATGCGGAGGTGTTTGGGGATGAAGAGTTCAAATACGAATGCCCGAACTGCGGTTTCCGGTTCAACTGAGTTTCCGTGGAAGTGGAGCCTTGCCGATCTGGATAAGAGACCGAAGCATGGTCATACCGTGTTTTCCTGCTTCTCCTGCGGCGGCGGTTCCTCAATGGGATATAAGCTTGCGGGATTTGATGTCATTGGGAACTGTGAGATCGATCCTGACATGATGAAGGTATATAAGCAGAATAATCATCCGAAGCACAGCTTCCTTATGGATATCAGGGATTTCCTGAAGCTGCCGGATGAGAAGATCCCGGAAGAGTTGTTCCATCTGGATGTGTTGGACGGTTCACCGCCCTGCTCTGTATTCTCCACGGCGGGAGTCAGGGAAGAAGGCTGGAATACAGAGAAGGTATTCCGGGAAGGGCAGGCAAAGCAAAGGCTGGATGATCTGTTTCTGTATTTCATAGCGATAGCAAAACGCCTTCAGCCGAAGGTTGTTATTGCGGAGAACGTGAAGGGGATCATCATTGGTAATGCCAAGGGCTGGGTCAACCAAATCGTGAAAGGTTTTGACGATGCCGGGTATACGGTGCAGATATTTCTGTTCAATGCCGCAAGGATGGGCGTGCCTCAGAAAAGGGAGCGCGTCTTTTTTATAGCGCATCGGAAGGATCTGGATTATCCGAAGCTTTCCATGAACTTCAATTCAAAGCCAATTCCGTTTAAGGATGTCAGGGAGCCGTATGGCAAGGCGATGGATCCGGATAGTATGCAGGCAAAGCTTCTGAAATACAGGATTCCTTCTGACCGGTGTATCGCGGATATCAATGAGAGGGTGAGGAAGGTCAAGAACAATGGCTTTTCCACTCCGATCAACAGGGATGATGAGCCGATACAGACGATCGTTGCCGGTAGCAGCCTTTACCGGATGTGCGATGGCCTGCTTATGACGGATAAGGATATCATAGGCTGCCAGACATTTCCGCAGGATTATGACTTTATGGACCAGAGCGTACAGTATATCTGCGGGATGAGTGTTCCGCCGGTCATGATGGCAAGGATCTCCGAGCAGGTGTACAGGCAGTGGCTGAAGGGAAGTGATGCGGATGAAGATGCGGAAGCTGAAGAAATATAAACCGACAAAGTTTAAGGCGAAGGATTCTGTCTATGACAAGGATGCTGCGGATTTTGCGGTCAGCTTTATCGAGTGTTTGTGTCACACCAAAGGAACTTGGGCGGGAAAACCTTTTGAATTGATTGACTGGCAGGAACAGATTATCCGGGATGTGTTCGGAACCATGAAGCCGAACGGATACAGGCAGTTCAATACTGCGTATATTGAGATCCCGAAGAAGCAGGGAAAGTCAGAACTTGCTGCGGCGGTTGCGCTTCTACTCTGTTGTGGTGATGGAGAGGAAAGAGCCGAGGTTTACGGCTGTGCGGCTGACAGGCAGCAGGCGTCCATTGTATTTGAAGTGGCGGCGGATATGGTCAGGATGTGTCCGGCTCTGAATAAGAGGGTGAAGATCCTGGCTTCCCAGAAGCGGATCATCTTCCAGCCGACAAACAGCTTTTATCAGGTGTTGTCTGCGGAGGCTTATTCAAAGCATGGTTTCAATATCCACGGGGTTGTGTTTGACGAATTGCATACGCAGCCGAACAGGAAGCTCTTTGATGTCATGACGAAGGGCTCCGGTGACGCCAGAATGCAGCCATTGTATTTCCTGATCACGACTGCCGGAACGGATACCAACAGCATCTGCTATGAAACACACCAGAAGGCAAAGGATATCCTGGAGGGGCGAAAGATTGATCCAACATTTTATCCGGTAATCTATGGCGCGGATGAAACCGATGACTGGACGGATCCGAAGGTCTGGAAGAAGGCGAACCCTTCACTTGATATCACGGTGGGCATCGACAAGGTAAAGGCGGCCTGTGAGTCAGCAAAGCAGAATCCGGGAGAAGAAAACTCCTTCCGTCAGCTGAGGCTGAACCAATGGGTGAAGCAGGCGGTCAGATGGATGCCGATGGAGAAATGGGATGCCTGCGCTTTTCCTGTGGATGTGGATGAA